TGCGGCATCGCACATCAATGGAACTCCCGTATACGCGCAGAACCTACCCTGCGTGACGGTATGGCCTACCCCAGACAACACTACTACATATCAACTAGTCTATTACCGCATGCGTCGTATTGACGATGCAGGTGGTGGTGTAAACACAATGGATGTACCGTTCCGGTTCTTACCCTGCATGGTTGCAGGTTTGGCCTATTACTTGGCGCTGAAGGTCCCTAACGGGGCCATGCGGCTGGACATCCTTAAAGCACAGTACGACGAAGCATGGCAGCTTGCTGCAACAGAAGACAGGGAGACAGCGGCGTTGCGGTTTGTCCCACGTCAGATGTTTATCAACTAAGCTATGGGCAATAGATTCGCGTCTGGTAAAAATAGCATCGCCGAGTGCGACCGCTGTGGGCAACGATATAAACTGAAGCAGCTAAAGAAAGAGATTATCAAGCTCAAGGAGTACAACCTTTTGGTGTGTCCTGAGTGTTGGGACCCAGATCAGCCGCAGTTGCAGTTGGGTATGTTTCCGGTAGATGACCCACAGGCCGTGCGTAATCCGCGTAATGACACGACTTATGTTACGTCAGGCACGAACGCAAATGGGTACCCTTCGGGGGGCTCTAGAGATATTCAGTGGGGGTGGAACCCCGTGGGCGGGGCTAGTTTTTTTGACGTTGCGTTGACACCAAATTACTTGGTTGCAACGACGAATGTTGGTATAGTTAGTATTACGGTTTCATAGGAGATAGTCATGGCATTTACAAAATCCGCAGACGGTATTGTTTCAAAAGGCAAGACCAAAGGCAAAAATCTTGGTGATAGCGGTCCTTCCGTTGGCATCCAACACGGTGGCAAAGGTGGTAAAGGCGGCAAGACCAATGAAGATATGCTGAAGCTAGGCCGTGGTCTGGCTAAAGTAGCTAACCAAAAGCGAGGCTAATATGGCAACACAAAGCATGAAACGCATGGGCAAAGAAGTTGGCCCTGCTAGCCTTTACGCTAAACCCCACACTATGTCGGGCAAGAGTGTAACCGTAGCTGAGAACCCCGGCAAAGGACCTAACCATAGCAAGTTAGATACCTACAATGCGAGCATTGGTGCTATTAGCAAGTCTGCCGGTAATCAGCCAACTAAGACCGACGGAATCAAAATCCGTGGTACTGGCGCGGCTACTAAAGGTGTGATGGCTCGAGGCCCAATGGCATAAAGTATGAACTACGCTGCTCTAGTCACTGCAATCTCCGATTACACGGAGAACACGTTCAGCACTACTGACATGAATACGTTCATTCAGCAGGCAGAGCAGCGCGTTTACAACACCGTTCAGTTCCCCTCGTTGCGGAAAAACGTGACGGGGTCAGTTACAGTTAACAATAAGTACCTGTCGTGCCCCAACGACTACCTTTCGTCTTATTCTCTAGCGGTAATTGATGCGGCTGGGGTGTACACGTTTTTACTTAACAAGGACGTCAACTTCATTCGTGAAGCGTATCCACAGCCAACTGACACAGCTACCCCTAAGTACTACGCCTTGTTTGGCCCAACAGTTACTAGCTCCACAATAAGTAATGAGCTTTCGTTCATTCTTGGCCCAACGCCGGATGCTACGTATTCTGCAGAGCTTCACTATTACTACTACCCAGAGTCCATTACCACTGCGTTAACCACTTGGTTAGGTGACAACTTTGACTCTGTGCTGCTTTACGGCGCGTTGGTAGAAGCCTATACATACATGAAGGGCGAAGCCGACATGGTTGCACTGTACGATGGCAAGTACAAGGAAGCGTTAATGCTTGCTAAACGTTTGGGTGATGGCCTTGAGCGTAGCGATGCGTATCGTAGTGGTCAGTACCGCGCTGCGCCTTTACCCCAGAATAATGGGGTCATGTAATGATCGTCCAAACACAGACTACTTCATTTAAAGCAGAGGTGTACCAAGCGGTGCATAACCTGCTGACGGACACAATCAAGATTGCCTTATACACAGCAGATGCTAATCTTAACGAAGATACCACTGTGTATAGCACCTCAAATGAGGTTGTAGCGTCAGGTTACACAGCGGGTGGAGCCGTTATGACAGGGGTAACGCTTAACTCTTCTGGCTATACGGTATACGTTAATTTTGCAAATGTTTCATGGTCAACATCAGTGACAGCACGGTGTGCCTTGATTTACAATTACAGCCAAGGAAATAAATCCATTGCGGTGTTGGATTTCGGTTCAGATAAGACGTCTACCGGTACGTTCACCATCACAATGCCAGCTAATACAGCCACCTCTGCGTTAATTCGTAGTTCTAATTAGGAGCCACCATGCACAAAGAACAATCAGGTTTTGGAGACAACGCTGTAGCCACCCTGCAAGCTAATGCGTCTATCCCAGAAGGTATGGGCATCGAAGGCTATTACAAAGTCGAGTGCCGTGACGCGCAGGGTAATATCAAGTGGAACGAAGAGTTTCCTAACTTGGTCGTTGCTATTGGCAAAGAGTTGTTGCTCGACACCTTGCTTCGCACATCCGGAACTTACACCACCGTTGGGCCATTCCTTGGCCTGATTAACAACAGCACCACGTTTGCAGCAGCAGACACTATGGCTTCTAAGACATGGACTGAGTTGACTACCTACACTGTAGGCGGTTCAGCGGTTCGCGGTACAGCAGTATTTGCGGCGGCTAGTTCGTCTGGCTTAACTCCATCAAACGTGACTACGTCTACAGCCACAGCAATTACCTACACAATGACAGGTTCTGCTACCGTGTATGGTTGCTTCTTGGTGACAGGTACTGGCGCGGTCAGCACAATCTCCAGCACTGCAGGTACTTTGTACTCCGAAGGAAACTTCAGCACTGCCAAGACTGTTACTTCTGGCGACACTGTAACTGTTACCTACTCGACTACTGCGACTTCATAAGGGGTCTTAAATGGCTCTAGCCCTTAATGACCGGGTACAACAGACTGGCACAGCCAACACCACAGTAAGTTTTACGCTTACTGGCTCTGTCGCGGGCTTCCAATCTTTTGCCGTGGTGGGCGACGGCAATACCACCTATTACTCTTCCTTTGACGCTACGGGTAACTTCGAGGTAGGAATTGGTACGTACTCAACTACCGGGCCTACACTTACACGCACAACCATTCTGTCGTCCAGCAACTCTGGTTCAGCGGTTACGTTTAGCGGTACGGTCAATGTCTTTGTAACCTATCCATCTAGCAAGTCTGTTAATTTAGACGCATCTGGTAACGTCAGTCCGTTGGGCACAATTGCTTCTGGTACTTGGCAAGGCACAACCGTAGGTGTGGCTTACGGCGGCACAGGTGTAACTTCTTCCTCTGGCGCTAACTCGGTAATGCTTAGAGACGCAAACCAGAACGTAGCAGTAAACCGTTTAAACCAATCCAACACAGCGGTAACAGCGGCAGGTGGCACAACGGCGTTAACTGCGGCTTCTAGTTACTCTCAAACATTGAACGGCACGGGCGGTCAGACCTATACGATGCCTGATGCGACTACTCTGACTACAGGTGTAGCGTTTGTGTTCAACAACAACGCAACTGGAACACTGATTCTCCAAGACTACGCGACTGGCTCTATTGGAACAATTACTTCCGGCGGCGCGGTTGAACTTGTATTGTTAGCAAACGGCACGGTTGCTGGCACATGGGACGTACACGGGTTTCTTCCAGAGAACGTGACTTGGGGCACTAACGCACTAAACCTTGGCTCTACGGTCATCACTAACGGCACTTGGAATGGCGGAACTATTACTAGTAATTACGGTGGTACAGGGTTAACAAGCTATGCCGTTGGTGACATTTCTTACTATGTTTCTGGCACTGCTCTGTCTAAATTGCCAATTGGGGCAAACGGGACTATTTTGACTTCAAATGGTACAGGCCCGACATGGGTTGCAAGCTCCGCAGCCTCGATGGATGATGCGTACTATTTAGCTTTTATGATGGGATAAGAAATGGCTACCTACACCAACGTATCGTATGGGGTTAAGAACATAAGCACGAGTGGTTCAACCGTTACAACAGTCGCTTCTGGCACATTGGCTGTAGCCAGCCTTGTGGTGTCTAACACCTCTGTTTCCCCCATTACCTGTGACGTTTACATCACCCGTTCGGCGGTCAACTACTATTTAGTAGAGACAGCAACCGTCCCAGTTGGCGGATCGTTAGAGGTAATCCAAGGTAACAGAATTATTTTGCAGGCTTCAGATGTTTTGGTAGTACTCTCAAGCGCAGCAACATCGGCAGACGCTTGGGTATCAGGGTTAACGGTGGTCTAAATGGCTTTTATAGGTAACACCAATACTACACAGGCGTTTACACCAGCCATTGATTACTTCAATGGTAACGCTTCTACTACGGCGTTTACACTGTCTCGACAAGTTGCGTCTGTAGCGCAGATACAGGTCACGGTTGATAACGTAGCCCAGAACCCTAGTTCGGCGTATTCAGTCAGCGGCAACACCATCACGTTCACTTCTGCTCCGCTGACAGGGGTTAACAATATCTATGTGTACTACACAAGTCCTATAACTCAAGTCATCGCAACAACCGGTGGGACTACCTTACCGACAGTAGCTACCCCAACCAATGTAACACCTGCTCAAGGGGCGACTGCTGTACAAGACCCTATAGCTATGACTGGCACAGCGTACTATGCGTTGTATTCGTATGCACAAAATAGCAGTCAGTGGCAAATATCTACAAGCCCCATTTTTGCGACAACGGCTTACGATAGCGGTACACAAGGCGCAGTAATTACTTTTACTAAACCGTTTGGTGGCCTAAGCACTAGCACTTTGTACTATTGGAGAGTACGGTATAGGAATGTTGTTACTGATGTTTGGTCAGACTGGTCTTCCCCAACGTCATTTACCACAGCTACAGTTTTTGGCTACTCAGTGGAATATCTTATTGTTGCAGGTGGTGGCGGTTCTAGTTTTGCTAGTTTCATTAACAGAGCAGGTGGCGGTGGCGGAACTGCAGCTACCACTGCGTCATTAGCGACAACTACTGTTTACACAGTTACCGTTGGAGCCGCTGGAGCACAAAACGCGACAGGCGGAACATCCTCGATTGTTACCGTAGCAAGCGCTACTGGTGGTACTACTGCAGGTGTTAGTGGAAACGGCTTTGTAACTGGAGGCGATAACACATGGGTTTACGGAGGTGCGGGCGGCGCTGCTGCAAATGGATCGGCTGCAGTAGGATATAAAGGTACTGGCGGCACGGGTGGCACGGGCTATCTTTGGGCTGCTAATAGCACTTACTATGGCGGGGGCGGAGGCGGTGGAGCATACAATGCTACTCCCGGAGCAGCGGGTCTAGGCGGCGGCGGCGCAGGGGCAACTTCGGGTGGTGGTGGAGTTGGCGTTACTAATACAGGTGGTGGCGCGGGTGGTGCAGGGCGTTCTGCATACGCTGCATCCGCAGGTTCTCCGGGTGGGTCAGGTATTATCATAATCCGGTACGCTGGTGCACAAAGAGGAACTGGCGGAACTTACTCATCTTCGGGCGGGTACTCGTACCACACCTTCTTAACTTCTGGGACATACACAGCATGAGCCATTTTGCACGGGTTGTTGACGGCGTAGTTGACTCGGTTATCGTTGCCGAGCAAGATTTTATTGATACCCTACCAGATAAAGATTTATGGGTGCAGACTTCATACAACACACGCGGTAATTTGCATTACGGCTCTGATGGTCAACCAGATGGTGGCGTAGCACTACGGGGGAATTATGCGGGTATTGGCTACACTTACGACCCCCAAAACGACGTTTTTTATGGTGTAAAGCCCCACCCAGAAGCTACGCTAGACCCAACAACGTGGACATGGTTTTGGAATGAAATACCAAGTACTTTATTTACGGATGGCAACCAATGAACTTACCTCCACACATAGCAATAAGTTGCGTAGCAAACTTGTTTTGCCGGATGATGCACTTCAAAGCTGCAGGGGACATTGAGCTTGGGCATACACACCCATTTGACCATCTGACGCTTTTGGCTTCCGGCTCTGTGGAACTTGAGGTAGATGGCGTAGTTACGCAGTTTTCAGCCCCGCACATGATCTACATTAAGGCGGAAAAGGAACATAAGTTGGTAGCACTAGAGGCGGACACGGTTGCCTACTGCATACATGCGCTACGTTTTGGGGATAAAGTTGAAGACATCATTGACCCAGACACCATCCCAAAAGGCGTGAACCCGCTGTCCTTTGCTAAACCTACCGTTAGTGCGTAAAAATGCAACGGGTTATACACGCCCCTGATATAGCCAAACAGTTGGGGTCGTTGGCAACGGGTAACTTAATGCGCCCGAATGGATATGGGAGACGTTTTGCGTCAAAGTTAAAAATAGACCAAAGCATTGTTGATGAGTTGTTTTCCCGTTTTGGTCTAGTTTGGGAAATGGAAGAGCCTGAGTTGGGGCATTTTATTGGGAATAACTACTTAATGGGGGCGCATGTGCATGTGCATACCGACCCAGCGCCAGTAGGGTTTCACCATGTTCGGTGCAACGTAGCCATAGAAATGCCTAAGTTTGGCGGGAAACCCGTATTGGATGGTGTAGAACTTGACGTGGAAGAGGGGGACGCTTGGATATGCTTTTCCAGTATTGAGGAGCATTCGTCTACACCTATAAAAAATGGAGACCGTGTTGTCGTATCTATGGCATCTTTGGTTGAAAAACACATTGCAGAATCTGCATACGGCAAGCTAGCACCTAAAATAAGTGCAACATAAGGAACACCTATGCCAATCAGCACAATAAGTCAGGCAGGTTTAAACGCACCAATAACTTTAACCAGCCCCACGCTGACCACACCCAACATTAACTCTGCACAGTTCGCCACGGTGACCGGCACAGCGCCTCTTTACGCTGCAAGAGCATGGGTAAACTTCAACGGCACAGGCACTGTGGCTATTCGTGGCTCAGGAAATGTAAGCAGCATCACGGATAACGGCACAGGTGATTACACGGTAAACTTTACAAACGCAATGCCTGATGCTAATTACAACGTCGTAGCTTCCGCAAATAGGGCAACAACTGTTGACACATATCTCAGCGGCATGGTTCCAAACCCAACTGGACAGTTTACATCTTCATGTCGCGTTGGTGGTCGAGATTACAACTCAACTCAAGATTGCGTTTATTGCAACGTAGCCATCTTCCGCTGAAAGAACACTATGACACAACGAATTATTTACCCAACAGACGATGGCGGCGTGGCTATCATTGTCCCCGCTGAATCTATTGAAGCAGCAATGAAAGACATTCCTGAAGGCAAGCCTTACAAAATTGTGGATGTTGCAGACATTCCCGAAGACCGCACCTTTCGTAACGCATGGGAATACACAGCATGATTACCATCAACATCACCAAAGCCAAATCCATAGCCCATGATGCTAGACGCACTGCTCGGTCTGCTGAGTTTGCACCTTTGGACATCAAGGCAACCATTCCGTCTGAGGCAGCAGCAGCAGAAGCAGCAAGGCAAGTTGTCCGTGATAAATATGCCACCATGCAGATAGCAATTGACGCATCGGTCACAGTAGATGAAATTAAAGGGGTAATGCCATGAGCTACATCGGCAACACCCCAACTTCAATTGCTTTCCTGACTGATACGTTCAGCGGGGATGGAACAACTGTAGGCTACACCATGACGGTGGCCCCTGCCAACACGTCTTCAATCATTGTTGCTGTAACAGGCGTACTCCAAGACCCAAGTACATACTCCGTATCAGGCACAACCCTGACCTTCTCAGCCGCTCCACCAAGCGGTACAAGCAACATCAGCGTCAGATACCTTGGCATCCCAGCCAGTGGTGTAACAACTACAGCCTACAGAACCGTAACAAACTTCACGGCGACAGCGGGCCAGACATCATTCAGTGTTCCTTCCTATACCGTTGGCTACATCGACGTTTACAGGAACGGGGTACGGCTGGTATCTACAGACTTTACAGCCACAACAGGCACAACGGTAGTATTGAACAACGCCTGCACAGTAGGCGATGCAGTGGTCACAGAGAGCTTCTTGGTCAGTTCGGTGCTGAATGCCATCCCTGCTACTGCGGGTGCGGTGAACTCAACTTACATTGCTGCTGGCGCAGTAGGTACAACTCAAATTGCTGCAAGCACAACACTAACAACCCCAAAAGTGACAACAACCATTGGTGTTGGTAACGCTACTCCATCAGGTTCAGGTTCAGGCATTACTTTCCCTGCAACCCAATCAGCATCATCTGACGCAAACACGCTAGATGATTATGAGGAAGGTACTTTTACGCCTGCAATTACTTATAGTGGAACTTCAACGGCTACATATACTGCTAGGTCAGGCTACTACACTAAAGTAGGAAATTTAGTAACCCTATCCCTTTATATAGCTTTTAGCGAAGCTACATCAACAGGAAATGTAACTATTACTGGGTTACCATTTACATCAAAGAATATAACTCTTAATAGAATTGCGGTTTCTGTATTTTCTTTTGGGTGGGTTGGTACATCAATATCCCTAACTGGTCAAATAATAGAAAATGAAGCACAGATAAGATTATATCTAAATGATAATGGTGGAACTGTGGTAACTGCATCCAATACTGATACTGACCAAGATATTTATATTGGTGCATCATACTTTGCAGCATAGCATAATTAACTACACCATATTAGCCTAGCCGGACACTCACTAAAGGAAATCAAATGGCGCTCACCGAAACCAAAGTCATCGACCAAATCACTGTCACCGAGAACGGCACTGTGCTGTACAGCGAGGCGACACGCATCCTAAAAGACGGCGACCAGATTGCTCAGACCTACCACCGCACAAGCCTGACACCAGCACAAGACCTCACTGGTCAACCAGCCAATGTCGTGGCAATATGCAATGCCGCATGGACAGATGAAGTCGTAGCCGCATACCAAGCCCAAATTGCCCAGCAGGTAATAGCATGACATTCGCAGTAAACATCGCCCAAGGCGGCTCAAATAACACAACGATGCGTAACCGCATCATCAACGGCGCAATGGTGTTTGACCAAAGGAATTCTGGGGCGGCGGTGACTCCAGCTACTAACACCTACCTTGTTGATCGTTGGCAAGCCGTACCCAGTGATGCGTCAAAACTCACCTACCAACAAGTGGCAGACGCTCCTGCTGGTTTTAAGTTTTCTTTAAAAGTTACTGTGGCCTCATCGGCTACACCAACATCGTATAACATTCTTTGGCAACCAATTGAGGGGTTTAATATTATTGACCTTAGTTTTGGTGCTGCTGGAGCGCAAACTATCACTGTTAGTTTCTGGATCAAAGGAAGTGTGGCAGGAAATTATTCTGCTTTTTTAGGAAACAACGCAGGTCGGTCATATCTTGTGTCAGTTCCTGTAACTACTTCTTGGGCTTATCAAACAGTTTCAATCACTGGAGATACTTCAGGAACATGGCCTACAACTAATGCGGCTGGAATGTATCTTGGTTTTGATATGGGTAGTGACGCATCACGATACTCAACTGCTGGCTCATGGTTAGCTTCAAATGTCTATGGGGTAACTGGCAATTTAAAGTTTATCTCTCAAGTAAACGGCTCAACCCTAAACATCACAGGCGTACAGCTTGAAGCGGGAAGTACTGCGTCACCTTTTGAGAATCGTTTGTATGGTACGGAGTTGGCTTTGTGTCAGCGGTACTGTTATGTTCCATCTGCTGTGTACCAAGCAGCTACAGCAAGCGGTCTTCAATATAACGCTAGCGCCGGATTTTTTTCATTGCAGTTTCCAGTGTTTATGCGAACAGCAGCAACACTTAATTCAATAACTGCTTCAAACTGGGCTGTTTTATACCAAGGCTCCGCCGCAATACCTACTGCTATCACACTTAACGCTTCCGCCCCAAGTGGCGCAAGCCTTTTTACCAGTCAGACACTTGGCGCTGGCAATCCAATAATTTTGTGGCCCACAAATACTTCAGCACAAATGATATTTTCTGCGGAGTTATAAAATGTACAAACAACTTTTTGATGTCATAGAAAACAAAGCAAGCAGCAAAGTTATTTTGCGAACTACTGACGGTGCTTGCATCCCCTTCGACCCCGACAACACAGACTACCAAGCCTACCTAGCATGGCTTGCTGAGGGCAACACACCATTGCCAGCAGAGGAGAACCAATAATGGCTTTAACACAAGTAGCAGGTGGACTGATAGCCTCTGGGCAAACACTAACCAGCCCAACCCTTTCCAGCCCAACAATTAACGGGACTCCAGTAATGGGCGCAAGCGTGATTACATCGGGCACAGCCGTAGCTTCCACATCGGGTACGGCTATTAACTTCACAAGCATCCCATCTTGGGTGAAGCGTATCACTGTGATGTTTACGGGTGTATCTACTAACGGTGCGTCAAATTATTTAATTCAATTAGGAACTGGAGGCACTCCAGCAACTACAGGTTATGTAAGTGCTGCTGGTCGAGTTTACACAACAACTTCTACACAAACCAGCACAGCAGGTTTTATTCTTGGTTGGGACAATGCAGCATTTGTAAGCCAAGGTATTTTAACTTTTGCAAACTTATCAGGAAATACTTGGGTAGGTTCAGGTACTGTTTCTAGTTCTGCTTCTACTGCAATGTCTATTTCTTTAGGCGGTACTGTGTCCCTTGGTGGTGTTCTTAATATGTTACGCATTACCACAGTCAACGGTACAGACACCTTCGATGCTGGCTCCATAAACATACTGTACGAATAATGTTCGGAATAGCAGCGTTTGCCCAATCGTCCTTTGCCTCGCTTGGCGGGACGGCATTCGTTCTATCCATCTCTGAAGACATTGCCTTAACCGACTTTAGCGCCCAAGCATCTGCATTTCTGCAATCCGTTACCGAGCCAATCGGGGTAGACGACGTTGACAACGACGCAGGGACTAATTACTTTGGCAGCGTTACAGAGACAATTACGCTGGACGACTTCAGCACACAGGCATCTACGTTCCTGCAATCCATAGCGGAAAACTTAAACCCAGCAGAAAATCAGGAAGTATCCGCCCAGTTTGCCGTAGCCCAGACAGAAGACATCGTCCTCGAAGACAGCCAAGCCGTTTACACAGCTATGCTAAATGACCGTGCAGAACCGTTTACCGTGGAAGACAGCAACACCCAGCAGTCTGCGTTCCTACAGAGCATTACAGAACCAATCGCCGTAGACGACATACGGGCTATGACGGCGCAGTTTGCCGTAGCTATTTCCGAAGCTATTACGCTAGAGGAAGCTGAAGCCATTGCTGCACAGTTTTTAGCCAGCATCACCGAAGACATCACGGTTACCGAAGCCATCACCATCATTTCGATATTCTTCTTGGATATCACAGAGAATTTTGGGGTAGACGCAACCCAGACCGCTATCCTTGAGGTTTACTTCACGGTCATTGAAAATATCAGTATTGTGGACGTGCCAGCCGTTCAAGCTGCGTTCCAAGCCGTTATTGCCGAAAACATCAATTTGTTGGACAATACAGAGGTAGCGGGCTGGATTAAAATTATCGACGACCAGACGGCAAACTGGGCGCTTATTAACAACCCAGAAACAGCA